CATATTGCGGTTCAGGCGTTATGGCTGCTCAATTCTACATTGCAGACGCATCTCCAGCAGTGGCAGGTACACAAGTTAAAGTATCTTCAGCGTCAGGCGCTGCTTCATTAATTCTTCCAGCCGGTGCAGTAGTCTTATCAGTGTCTATCAACGACGCAGGTACAGGCTCATGCGACTTAGGCGCTACTGGCTACACAAGCGGTACAGCAGACAACAACTACATCGCTTCTGGTTTAGATGTATCAGCAGTTGGTACAACAAGCGTAGGCTCTGTAGTTACAGGTACAGCGTTAACTGAGATGTCATATGTTACTGTTACAGACAACACTTCAGGCGCAGGCACTGTTGCTGGCTACATCACCTACTTCGTAGTAGACCCATTGGTTGGTCAACAAAACGTCTAATTAATCTGAGGGTGGCTTCCTAATAAGAAGCCTTAAATGTCAATCGCCCACATGACAGCCCTTACTAATATCAAGGAGATTAATTATGGCAATGCAATATGACGTAAAATCAAAACATGCTTCTTCCAGCGGCCTTATGGTTAGTGGTAGGACTAGAGTAAAGGGTGCAGTAATATTCCCTTTTACTGGCGCAACAGGATACATTGCGTTTGTAGATAACGTAAGCATTACAGGCACATACGCAAGGTCAACGACAACTGCTACCATCACAGCTGTAAATCACGGATTATCGGTTGGCGACTGGGCCTATTTAGACTGGGACTTAACTGATAACCCATACCAAGTCCAAACAGTTGCGGATGCAAATACCTTTACAGTAACGGTTGCAAATAGTGGCGGAACTAGCGGAGCAGTTGTTGTTTACAATGACGTGCTGTTACAAGCCGACGCATCTGACCCTATCCCATACAATATTGTTGTTCCAGGTGAAGGTATTCTTGCGCATGTCGGCATTAGAGTATTTCTTCCCGCTAATATGCACACAACACTATTCTACGGCTAAGGTGACATATGAGCGTAGAACGAGAGCTAGCAGTGCATGAAACTGAGATTAAACATCTACAAGCTGATATGGATAAGCTGGTCCAGGACATGGAATCAGTTAAAACAATGCTTAACGATATTAACACAACCCTTGCGGAAGCTCGCGGCGGTTGGAAAGTATTGATGATGGTTGGCGGTGCTGGCGGTGCGTTAGGCGCTCTTGTCACTCAATTTGCACATAAAGTATTTGGTTAGGAGCTAATATGATAGTAAACGAAAACGGTTGGGGCAACAAAGAAGAGCCTAAGAAAGAAGTTAAAGAAGAAAAAGCAAAAGCAAAAGAGGACAAACAGTCCTTCTTCTCTGTGAAAGCTAAGAAAAATGCCGAGCAAGAGTAAACCACAAGCAAAACTAATGGCCGCGGCAGCGCACAATCCTTCGTTTGCCAAGAAGGTAGGAATACCAACTAAAGTAGCCAAAGAGTTTAATGCTGCGGACAAAGGCAAGACCTTTAAAAAAGGCGGTGTATCGTTAGCCGTTGGACGTGGTGAAAAACTATCCACCGAAAAAGGTGCTGGACTCACTGCCAAAGGGCGTGCAAAGTATAATGCAGCAACAGGGTCTAACTTAAAAGCTCCTCAGCCCGAAGGTGGCCCACGCAAGAAATCATTCTGTGCACGTATGTCAGGTATGCCCGGTCCAATGAAAGACGAGAACGGCAAGCCTACACGCAAGGCAGCATCACTAAAACGTTGGAAATGTTAACAAAGGAAATATTATGGCTAAAGAAGATATGAAAATGGATATGGCACAAGACAAAAAGATGGCTAAGAAAGCTATCGGTATGCATGAGTCACAACTACACGGCGGTAAAAAGTCAGACTTAAAAGCCCTTAAAAAAGGCGGTTGCGCTAGTATGAAAGAAGGCGGCGTAGCAAAGAAAGTAACAAAAGAAATGGAATACGATTACAAAACAGGTAAAAAATCCTTTGGTGGTGGCGCTGCTAAACGTGACGCACACGCTGAAAAAGAAGGCAAACGCGTTGCTAAAGACTTAGCGTATGACAAAGCTAAGAAATATGCTCGTGGTGGCGGTATTGAAGTTCGCGGTAAAACAAAAGGACGGATAGTATAATGGCAGACAATAAAGTAAAACCAGTAGTCGTAGCTCCTGTAGTAGTTGAACCAGAAGAGCCTACTCCGTTGGATATTAAAGATAAACTACAAGACATGAAAAACAAAAAAGCAGCTGAGAACTATCAGAAAACCAGAAAGTTCGCTAAGGGCGGTTCTGCTTCTAGTCGTGCAGACGGTTGCGCTCAACGTGGTAAAACACGCGGTAAGATGGTGTAATCATGAGACCGTCTCGTGGTATGGGTGATATAGCCCCAAGTAAAATGCCTAAGAAAAAGATTATCACCCGCAAGGATGACCCTAATAAGGTTGAGCTGTTTAAAAAGGGTGGTAAAGTGGGCCTTCCTGCGAGTAAAAATGTCAACGCTGCTGGTAACTACACAAAGCCTGAACTAAGGAAGCGTATAGTATCGCAAGTTAAGTCAGCTGCAACACAAGGTACTGGTGCAGGTCAATGGTCAGCTCGTAAAGCACAGCTAGTAGCTAAGAAGTATAAAGCCGCAGGTGGTGGTTATAAGTGAGTGGTTTAGCTAAAAGCCAAAAGTCGCTTAAGGCTTGGACTGAACAGAAATGGACAACCAAGTCAGGTAAGAAATCATCTGAAACAGGTGAGCGTTACTTGCCAGAGAAAGCGATTAAAGCCCTGACCCCTGCAGAGTATGCAGCGACAACCAAAGCGAAGCGTAAAGGCAAAGCAAGCGGCAAGCAGTTCGTAGCCCAGCCTGATAAGATTAAAAGCAAAGTTAAGCCATATAGGAAGGTAACATAATGCATCTGTTCAGTGTTGGAATGATATGCGGGTTCGCAATAGGTGTCCAATACGAACTAATCGAAAACGATAATTATGTTATTATAAGTTTAGGCATAATTGACATAGTAATTATTTGGTAAAAACATATGGCAACCACTGGTGTATCATCATTCAATTTAGACTTAAATGACCTCATAGAAGAGGCATTTGAGCGTTGTGGTAAAGAGCTTCGTACTGGTTACGACTTCCGCACCGCCCGTCGTAGCATCAACTTGATGACTATTGAGTGGGCTAACCGCGGCATTAACTTGTGGACAATCGAACAAGGTCAAATCCCAATCAATATAAATGCAGGTCAGATTAGCTACCCATTGCCTATCGATACGATTGATTTATTAGACACAGTTATTCGTACAGGCTCAGCTCAAAACCAAACCGATATCAACATCAACCGCTGAGGATGTAGTTTTAACACCACCTGATGCTGCACCAAATACTGGAGTCTTACGATTGCCTGAATAGGTAGGAGCATTAGTGCCGCCTACTTCATTCCAAGTCGCGTGAGAAGCTTGTGTGTCCGATACATCTGCTGTACCTGTGCCTTTTAAACCCATTACAACCGCACCGGCAGCTGAGTTGCCTAGCACGGTATCCATTGTTAAGTTTTTGCCTACAGTAGTGACTAGGTTATGAATGTCGTCTTTCCATTTCAAAACGCCGCTGGCATCATGGCATTCAATGGTGTAGTAACCTGAAATGCTTGTTGCTTCTGAATGATTAGCACCTCGGTCTACTGAGGCATCACATACATCTGCCATTTGTACATTTTCTTTAAACATGATTTCGTCCTTTATGAAATTCTAATTATTGCCGTTGTTGCCGTTGCTGTTGGGAAAGTAACTACAAATGTGGTGGTAGTTGTTTTATCTGACCCAAAGTCCAGCACTGCTACGGCAGCGTTTGTTGTGCTATTGTATATCAATGCACCCCTTGTGGTAAATGCAGCAGGGTCCCAAGTAACATTAGCAAACGATATATACGCTGTATCACTACTACTTGTCGGAACAGTTGGCGCTAATACTTTCCCACCTGCTGTGTATCCTGTTCCTGTAATCTCACCATCAGTTGTATATACAAGCGTGTCTGCGTTTAGTGTGGCATTAGCTTTATATAGCGCTATCTTGTAAGTGTATGCAGTGCCTGTATTAAAGTTTTCTACGCCTTTTAACAGGTTGACTTTAAATACCGTGCATTGTGTTTGGATAATAGCCATTATGGATTAACCTTTATCTTAGCCTGTCCATCTCTGTAGCTATCGCCGCGTTCTAGTCCTGTACCCAAACGGTTAAGTTGTTGCAATGCGTCTTGGTACATTTTTTCGTAGTAAGTAACCATGTCCTGCTCACCTTTCATAAAGATGACGGCTTCACGCATAGCGCCATAGAATAGAACTGGGTCATAATTATCACCAAGCCAGCTTGTACCACCGGCGTTTGCAACAGTAACTACTGAGAATGAGAACCCTGTACCTGTACCACCAATGTCCGTATTTACTGCGCTCAGAACATTGCCTACTGAGTATAAAGAACCACCATTAGTAAT